GCGAAAGCAGCCCCAAATGACGAGGCCCTGCAAACCCTGGGTATCTCCCAGGCCAAGGAAGGGCGGTCCATCGATGAAGTAGTGGGCACCATGCAGGCCGTCAAGGCTATGGCTGCCCTGGAGGATGGTTCCACAGAATCCATTGATATGTTCGGGTTCGATGAAACCGCCCTGAAGGCTGCCAAGGCGATAGCCAAGCGGGTAGCGGCCAAGAAGCGTGATATTCGTGAAAACATCAATGCCGTGAAGGGTGCGGTAAACCGTCCTGACAGAGCCAAGGCCCTGGGCGTGGACGTGAAAGACCCGGAAGCGATCAAGGTCCGGTTGAAGGAATTGCAGGCCGAATCTGACGCCCTGGATAGCTGGGCGACAAACCCCAAACTACGCGCCGAGCTGATTGCGGAAGACACCTTCGAGGTAAAAACCAAACCTGGCCTTTCCGAGGATAAGCCTGTATCGGAAATCGTCGAACCATACGGTATTGAGAATGACGTTTTTCATTTAATGGACACCTACCCAGGCATACAGCCCAAGGAAATAGCGTTTCAACTGAAAATCCCGGAACAGATGGTACGGGACATTATGGCGAATGAGGACACTAACTTCATTGCTGTTGAGCCAATGAGTCTGGGGCCAAGAACAAATCCCGATATTAAAGAAACCACTGCCGCAGCCCAAGCTGCACGGGAAGACGATCGCACGACTGATGCTTTTGCCCTCGAAACCCAAACCGAAGAATCACTGGCGGCCGAGGCCGAGGCGAACAAGCCGGCGCCCGAGCCCGCCGAAGTACCGAGCCCTGAAGACTTTGTAATGACTGGCTCCACCGCTGCCGTGGATGAAGCTGAAGCGCGTGGCCAGAACAATCTATTTGACCAGCCTGCCAAAGACAAAACGAATGAGGAAATAGCCGAAAAGATAGATGAACTGTGGCCGGATAGGGATTATCCGAGCGGAATGGCTATGTCTATGCGTTTGGCAGCAGAGGGATATCTAAATATATCTGATGCACATGCAGAGCAGATAGCCAAAGGGATTCAGAGTGGCTTGTATAAGGTAGGTGCCACTGCGCCCAAGCCAGCCGATGGTCAGGACAATCTATTTGACCAGCAGGCCAATGAATCTGCCACCAGCCCGCTGAATAACCTGCCAGAGCCCACCGAGGGCCAGCAGGAGGCCGGGAACTACAAAAAGGGCCACGTCCAGGTTCAAGGGCTGGATATCACCATAGAGAACCCGAAAGGCTCCTATCGTACCGGCAAGGACGAGGACGGAACCGCCTGGGAACACGAAATGCAGAGCCACTATGGCTACATCAAGCGCACCGAAGGCGCTGACGGTGAGCATGTTGACGTGTTTGTGGGTGAGAATCTTGAATCCGATCTGGCCGTTGTTATCGATCAGGTGGACGGAGAGGGCAATTTTGATGAACACAAGGTCATGCTGGGCTTCAACACTGAAGCTGAAGCGATCGCGGCCTACAAGGAGAACTACGACGATAACTGGGTAGTGGGTGAAACCAGCTCATTGAGCATGGACGCCCTGAAGAACCTGCTCGAAGCGGGAGCCCTGACCAAGCCTATCTCCGGCGAACTCCCAACACAACAGGCCGAAACTTCGCCTATCTCCGACGAAGAACTTAGCAATCGCCTTGTCGATATGGGGCTAACTCCTGCTGAAGATTCAGAAGAAAAGCAGGCTGAAATAGTTGCTAATATCCTGGATGAAACAACCCCAACCATATACCGAAACAACGATGCAACGCTGTTCTATACCGTCACTAAGGCGGTCAACGGCGACAAAAAGTATCAGGCTACAGTATGGGATAAGGACGGACCTGTATCTGATTCCAAGCACGACACCCCGGAGGGTATTGTTCGGCACTACGGCTATGGTAGTGAGTTTGCCCAGAAGGCTACCCAGGGCGAGCTTGATTACCTTGTAACAGGTAAGTTTTCCCCGTCATGGCCAGAGGGTATCAGTCAGGCCCAGATCGATGAAGCCGAGGCCCAGGGCGTAAGCCTGCTGCCGATTGATCCCGTCGAATGGACACGGATTGTCGACCGTAGCGACCTGTTCAAGCAGCCCCAGAAGGGCGAGTACAAGAACCGCCAGCATAGATTCTACAATGGCGAGTACCTTTCTGCCCCGGAGCTGAAGGAGGTTTCCGAGGGCAAGTGGGAGATCGAGGCCGATCCTGTTATACGCGAAACACTGATGGAAACCGCCAAAGGATCGCAGGCGGATATAGACGACTGGAGTCTGCCGGAAGTCCTCAAGGTGACTGTAACCAAGATCAACGACCGCACCTACACGGTGAAAACCAATTACAACAGCCGGTACAACCATTTACCGCAGAATTCATGGCAGGCTTATTACGACAAGCTGGCCGGGAAAGTGCAGGATTTAGAGCAGACAAAAGAAGTCACTATCACCAAGGAGCGTGGCCGCAAGATTGACCCTAACAACAAGGACAAGAACGCCCCGCGCTACACTCCCGAGGAGCTGGCCTGGGTGGACGCCCAGCGCTGGGCAAAGGGTTACTGGCTGGAGATTCATTCCCAGGTAATGTTCCGGGATGTGCTGATAGATCAGGCGATTGATCAGCGTGAAGACCCGGCTATTGATAATTCCCAAAAGATGATCCTGTCCCTGTTCGATTACACCGGGCAATGGGCTTCGCCCTGGGCAGACGCCGGGTATACCGTGGTTCCTATCGATATACAGAAGGGCACCACCGCCGAGGAGGCCGTAGAGCAGGGGCTTATTTCTGAAGAAGAAATGGACGACTGGCTGAATCCGATGGATGTGCGGGATATTGCCAAGAATCCTAATCAATGGCTGGACGACAACGGCTATGGGGATATGGAGATATACGGCATTCTGGCTGCCTGTCCCTGCACGGATTTCACCAACGCCGGCAACAGGCACAAGGCCGCTAAAGTAGAAAGCGGTGCAATGCGCGAATCTATTGACCTTGTTGCTGACACCCTGGATTTGATCGAGAACCTTGATCCCCGTTTTTGGGTGATCGAGAACCCTGTGGGGCCGATAGAAGACCTGACTGGACTGCCCAACAAGCGCATGTTGTTTGATCCCAGTGCCTATGGTGATCCCTACACCAAGGGAACGGCCCTATGGGGGAAATTCAATAACGATCTTCCCGAGTACCACGTTGATCCGGCTATGGGGAGTAAGTTCTTCCTGGATGCTGGCGGCGGGTCCATTGAAACCAAAAACACTCGAAGCGAAACGCCTACAGGCTTCGCGGCGGCATTCTTCGCGGCCAATAACCATGCTGGCCTGTCTGCTGCCGATCGCCTGGAGCGGGAATTGCCTTTGGCGGCGGGTGCAGTCCGGGCGGCGGTAGAGGCTGGGTTTTCTGAAGCCGTTATCCGCAAAACAGTCAATGACGCCCTGGGCCGGGAAGCCGATGAAGAATTCGACCAATGGGATGATACCTTCGCTGCGGTAGCCAGAGTGCACCTGATGGAGCTGGTGGCTCCCGGCAACACAATGAGTGTGGCGGAACTTGCCCACCAACAGGATGTTGTCAACGCCGTCCAGGCCGAGAACCTGGAGGCCGTAGAGGAGCTGACCGAGGAAGATCGTGGTCTGTGGCTGGAAGACGCCATGAATACCCCGCTAATCCCCGGTGTGGTCGCTATGCAGATCAATGCGGCTATAGCGAAAGACGGTGTTGATCCAAGAGATATCTCTGACGCCCTGGAAGCAGCGGTTGACGAGAATGGTGAGGCCGATGCGGCTGACCTGATGATGATTGTTCTTCGCCTACGCAAGCAGGCCAGGGACGCACAAGCGAAGGAGCAGGAAGATGAAGGTGAACGTGAATCAAGTGCTGAAGATCGCGGAGAAGTCGAGGCAAGCGATCCACAAACGGCCTTTGACGATGCCGAAGCAGCCCTCCGCAAGCGAGTCGGGCACAAGCGCGGTAAGCTCAAAAAGAAACGAGGTCTACCAACAGCCTTCAAACTCGCCGGAAACAACCTAACAAAGGGTTTTGAGGAGATCGAGAAAGACGGCCTGATGGGTACTCACTACCCGGTAGCCAAGGGTGGTACACAGATCGTCCTGGGAGAGACAGTCGACAAAGACGTTGAGGTGGCTATTGCCAGCTTTGCCAATGAGGCGTCTGGTACTGTGACCCGCTTTGCAATCCCGAATAAAGCCCTTGCAAGATATGTAGGGCCTGAATCGAGGGGCAGCAAGGCGATAGACAACATAGCCGGCTGGCTGGGTGGGACCGTCCAGAAACTCCCTTCCTGGGCCGCGAAGGAACTGGATAACGGTGGTCATGCCGACCGGTACGGCATGTTCTCAATGAGCAAGCGAAGCGATCCTGTTATACGCCTACCTGACTGGGTATCCTACCCTGATATATTGCAGCGCCTTGAGAATGCCAAGAAAGCCCTGCCAGAGCGTTTGGTGTGGTTTGGTTCGCCGGAGCCTGATGTTATTGGTGAAGATTCCATAAAGGCCAAATATGCGCCCCTGGGGACCGGGTACGAATGGGGACAGCGGATCGAGCTTCTTGCCCAGCAAATAGACGAGCTCATGGAGGCCACCACCCCCGCGACTGGGTATGAGGCCGAACTTGCCATAAAGACCCCGAATCTGGCTGAAGCGCTGCGCGAGTACAAGCAAGTCGAGAATATGCCCAGCACGATCGCCGGCCGGGAACTGGTCGAGGAAGTTGCACAGGCCGAGCTGAAACGCTTGAAAGACCTATCGAAGGGCGTTGTCCCCGCCAAAGACACTGCCCCCCAGGAAACTGACCAGGAGCGGGCCAACCGTACCGGGAAGACGTTCATTTCCGAATCCGGCGAGTTTGTGACGCCGGAGGAAACGACCGAACAGCCGGCAGCCGAACCCATTGAAACAGAGGCAACGACCCCTAAATATACCCCGCCAACCCCCGAGGAAGCGGCTGAAAACCAGCGCATTGCCCGAGAGGAAAGGGCGGCATTAGAAGCCGAGCGTGAAGTCGAAAAGGCCAAAGAAAAGGCGTTCAACGACAACAGGCCAACCGTTGCCCGTGTGGATGGTGCGACCGCCAGAATTGAAGCCGACAAGCGGTATACCGCCATTGTCGAGGAGAACGATGCTGCCGATCCATACCGCATGTACAAAGATGATTATGTGGATGCGTTTATAGCCGGTGCCCAGGGCCAGCAGGACTACAAGAACCACAACTCTTACCTGGGAACCATAAGCCGTAGCAGCCAGTCCGATAAAACGCTTGGGACTCTGATTGAGAACGGGTACCGGGAAGGCCTGGAATACGGTGGTGGAGAGCCAGAGACTACGGGAGAGATCAGTGAACCTACCGAAGAAAACCCCGAGGTAATTGAAAGCACACCCGGAGCGCGATGGGGGGAGAACCCCAATGACCCGGCTGGCGGTGCCGCTATTGTTCTTTGGAAGGCCGCAGACGGATGGTACTCACAAGGCAGCATTTCCGTGAACGAAGCCCACATACAAAGGGCTGGGACTCAAAACGGGCCGCAATCAACGCGCCAGGGGGCACTTGACGCCGCTGTATTGAAAATAGAGGCAAGGGCTGGCGAGTGGGCGCACGGACTCGAATCAAAGCCGGGACTTTCCAGAACACAGGCACAGTCGATTCTGGAATGGGTTAAGGAGCAAAAAAACAAAACAGCGGAATCCCCGACGGCCCCGGACAAGAAGCACCAGATTGCCGATTTCGGCACCAAGAACAAGGTGGTTACGAAGACCAAAGCCGAGGAGGCAATAGCCCGGATCAAGGCCCGTCAAACCCGGCTGAAATCGGGCATAGACCCAGAAGATGCGGTAGATGCAGTGATAGCGGCCACTTACTATATTGAGGGAGGAGCGGTCAAATTTGCGGATTACGCAGTCGCAATGGTGGAAGGAATCGGGGAATGGATACGCCCCTATTTGCGTCAATTTTACGAGAATGTGCGCTGGAACCCAGATATGGCTGAATACCAGTCTCAACTGGACGATGGTGCTACTATAGAGGAATACCTGAAAAGGGTCACAGCTAATGATGAACGTACCACAGGAACTACGGAACCAGATCGCGGAGAACTGCCAGCACCCGGTACTGAGGAAAATCTTGTCGATGAAGGACGAGGAGGAATCGGACAAGGCGCTGATGAAACTGGCGGCGAAACAGGTGGACAACGAGGAGGATTTGATACTCCCGTGGATCAGCCTGGGAGTGATCTATTTGGAGAACCCAGCGATACAAGCGTTAGTGACGAAAAAGACCGACTTGCGAATGATGCTGCCCGAGATACTGACACCGGGGGAAGCAGCTTGGCTGGCGCAGAAGGACTATTTGCTGAACCAAGCGCAGACCCGACTGCTGATTCAATCGTTGACAAAACCCCTGCCGAAATCTCTCTAACTCCGTTAGATGCTAACAATGAAGACCTGACGACTGACCAGCGCGACATGATCATCGAGCTGGATATGGTCATGGACGAGCTGGGCGAGACTACCTACACCGAGGCCGTTGTTTCCCAGGCCGTCAACAACATTGCCGAGCAGATGGATGTTGAGATCGAGCTGGTTCAGGAGGTCGCTGACACCATACTGGCTATGGCCGCCGGGATCGATCCTGCGGAAGACCAAACTCCGATCACTGAAAAAGCAGCAAACTCTATCGTTGCCAAGATCAAGGCCGAAATGCCCTTCCTCACGGATGGGCAGGCCGAGGACGTGGCGTTTGCGGAGGCACGACTATCCAAGCCTGATGGGTTTGGTGTCCTGTTTACCAATGGCACTGGAACCGGTAAAACCTTTGTCGGCCTGGGTGCTATCAAGCGTATGTGGGAAGCCGGCAAAAAGAATATCCTGATTGCCGCCCCGAAACAGCCTATTGCCGATGCCTGGATGAAGGCTGGCGCCCAGTTCTTTGGGCTGAATATCACAAAATTGAACGATACCCAGGATGCCGGCCGGGGAATTGTCGTTACAACCTTCGCCAACCTGGGTGTGAACCGGGCGCTGATCAAGCGGGACTGGGATGCCTTCGTTATGGACGAGGCCCATTACCTTGCGGCCAGCAAGGAAGGCGACCACACGAAAGCCCTGAAGATGCTCCGGGCACTATCGTATAAGCGCGGTACCGAGTGGGATCGCGTCATGGCCAAAAATCCGGAGGACGCTGCACGGCTGGATGAAATTCCGAAACTGATCGAAAAAGCCAAAAAGGACTACGACTACGCAAGAGCTGATGCGCTGAAGAAGGAATCCACGGATATCTATGACCGGCTGCGTCCCCAGATAGAGCCGGAAAGAGAGATCATTGCCGCTCGATCCGACGAGAGCAAGGCGCGATCCATACTGCTCAGTGCCACCCCGTTTGCTTATGAGAAGACCGTGCGCTGGGCCAATGAATTCCTGTTCGACTGGGGCGCGGATAGCGATGGACAAGGACAGCGGTACAACCAAGCCGACAAGTACGAATCCTTTATGATGCAGCATTTCGGCTACCGAATGCGCTACAACAAGCTGACGGCGCCGGAGGCCGAAGTTGATACAGGGTTGATGCAGCGGGCGTTCAATACATGGCTGAAAAATGAAGGCGTCCTATCTGGCCGGGTACTGGATAGTGAATTCGACTATGACCGTAAATTTGTTCTTGTGGAAAACGCTATTGGGAAGCGGGTCGACGAGACCCTGCAATGGGTCCGTGATCAGGCCGGCCAGAAGAACCCGCTGGACGGGATTAGCGATCTTAATGACTACCTGAAAGAGAGCTTCAACTATCACGCCAGAATGTACTTCCTGGAAGCGCTAAAAGCTCGGGATGCGGTCCCCATTATCAAGAAGCACCTGGAGCTTGGCCGCAAGGTCGCAGTGTTCCACGACTTCAAACAAGGCGGCTCGATAAACCCCTTCAGAATTGCAAAGAACCAGCCGGGGCCGGCATTCCTTGAATTCAGCAAGAAGTTTCAAGACCTGATTGATGCGTTTGACCAAATTCCGTCTGTGATTGACACGCTGAAGACGGCATTCCCTGAAGCAGGTATCTACAACGGTGATGTGAGCCCAAAAAGCCGGGTCAAAATGCAGGATGAATTCCAGAAGGACGGGAACGGCACCCTGAATATCATTATTGCCCAGGCTGATGCGGCTCGGGAAGGTATATCCCTGCACGACACGACCGGCAAGCACCAGCGGGTATCCTTGCAGCTCGGGCTGCCCGTTAAGCCTACCGCCTCGATCCAGCTCGAAGGCCGCACCTACCGTACCGGGCAGGCCAGTGATGCCATATTCCGGTATCTGACCATTGGTACTGCCTGGGAGCGCGTGGCGTTTGCCAGCACGATTGCCCAGCGGGCCAGCGCGGCAGAGAACCTTGCCCTGGGTGAAGCGGCCAGAGGGCTGAAGCAGTCCTTTATTGACGCCTATGAGGAGGCTGACACCTACGCACCGGGCCACGACGGCGAGGGCCAGGGCGGCAAGGAGCTCGATGCGGCCTATGCCAATGTGCTAACCCCCTGGGATATGGCCAAGACCTACTACTTTGGCTCTAAAAAGCAGGGCAAGGGCCGATCGTCTGCCGGCAGAGAAAACAGCGAATACTTTGCTACCCCGGAACCGCTGGGCCTGAAAATGGTTCACTGGGCCGATCCGAAGGCAGAAGACGACTTCCTGGAGCCCAGCGCCGGCCACGGGGCGATTGCGCGATGGTTCCCCGAGAACAGCAACGGTACTGCGATTGAGTACACGGACGACCTATCAAGCAAGCTGTCACTGCACTTTGATGGGAAGGTGATCACTGGCGACTACATGGATCACCATATCAGCAACAAGTACGATTCGATCATAATGAACCCGCCCTTTGGGGCTGGCGGCTCCCAGGCGCGGGATCACGTCCAGTTGGCAATGAGGCACCTACGCAACGGCGGCCGGATCGTGGCCCTGATACCCACCGGGCCTGCGGCTGACAAGAAATTTGAAGCCCTGATGGAGAGTGATGCGGCAAAAGGCGTCTATCAGGTGGGCAATATCCTGTTGCCGGCAGTGACCTTCGAGCGGGCAGGCACCTCAGTCCTTACCCGAGTGATCATTCTTGAGCGCCAGAACGATCCTGCTGTTGCTGCCACCCTGGAGCAAAAGAGCCGTGATTACACTGACGTCACGGATATCAATGACTTCTTCGACCGTATTGAAGACACTGAAATGGGTGCCCGCAAGGAAACCCGGATCGCCGGCGGCCGTGAAACACGTCCTCCTTCCCAGGTCCGGGCGGATCAGGAGCGGATTGATTCAGGTGAAGCGCTGGGAGAGCAGGACCGAGTGCCCGCACGGGAGCCGGAGCCCTGGGTAGCGGGATTCAACGCCCGCACGATGGACTCCAAGCACACCAAGACCGGGAAGCCCTTGTATGTGGTCAATCTGACCGAGGAAATGGGCGACAACTACGATACGTTCAGCTCACTGGCCAAGAAGTCAGGAGGCATGTACATCCGGGCGAGATTCCGTAATTACTACAAGCCCAATGATGGGGTGAAGGTACCGGGTACGCCCACGTTCAGCTTTGATTCTGCTGGGGATAGAGCGATATTTCTGGCTGACATAGCCAATATCCCACCACCCGGCCAGAAAGGAACCAGTTACAACCGGACCACCCGCAAAACCACGGGCGCTGGAATGAGCAAAGCCAGCCTGGATCGTATTGTCCAGCAATTCCTGAAGAAGTATCCGGGCCTGAATGACGTGAACGTGGAAATCGTCGACACAGCTACCGATCTGCCCGGAGTCACGGCGGAACACGCTGGGGTCTATAACTACTCTGCGGCCTACGATACCAACACCGATACCCTGTACATGGTTGCCGACACCATCCAGAGCAAGGCTGATGCCGTTGCCTCCTTGCAGGAAGAACTGCTGGTGCACAAAGGCCTGGGAATGTTTAACGAGACAGAGCTGAAGGCTGTTTTGTCCAAAGTCAGGGAAATGGCAGAATCCACCCCGGAAATGCGGAAGCTGTGGGAAGGCGTGAAGCGCGACTACGCCGACAAGCCGGTAGCCCAACAGGTTGAGGAGCTTTTCGCCAAGATAGCCCATACCAGAATGAATCCCATTGGCCGGGCCTGGAATGACTTTTTGCGATGGTTCCGTGGCCTCATGGCCAAGTACGGCTGGATAGACTCCCAGGCGCGTAAGGGCGACATTCTTGCAATGGTCTACCAGATGGGTGATGTGTTCGCCAGCGGGGAGCGGGCTGCGTCCAGGGCGACCAACGCCATTTACACAAAACAGGATAATGCCCCTCATGCAAACTGGACGGGCCGGCGCCTGGATAATGTCATGTGGAGCCACTGGGGCAAGCAATTGGAGGAGAATCACAGGGTTGAAGCTGCGATCGCCACCATCGATCCCTATGATTTCGTGTATGCCACTACCGGGTCAGAGGATAGCTTCGACAACATCATGGCCGAATCGACGGACAAATATCGTGATTATTTGTCCGATCCTGAAACCACCTACTTGGCTGTTGAGAAGAACGGCAGGGGTGGATACAAGATCATGGGCCACAACGGCCGGCACAGAATGGCCTATCTGGCGAAGCAAGGTGTTAAGTCTGCCCCCGTCCTTCTGATCAACCGGTACGCTGAAACTGGCGCCACCACTATGGGCATTGATGAAACCACTATTTTTGACGGCCAGGAGTACAAGGGTGACGGCGGGGAAGGCAATCGATTTGATGATACCGTCCGTGGCATGAGTATCAGTGTCAGGAATGCTATCGATGTGATCCCGGCCAACCGGGGGGATATCGATGAAGCCTACGGCAGGACCGATATGGGCGGCTTCCTGTACAACCGGATTTCCAGGGCAGCCAAGCTGACACCTGACGAGATCGTGGAGTGGCGTGAAGCGCACAAGGTCAATCAGCGCAGGGGGCGTGTGGCTGAAGTCCAGGTGGCCGCCAAGCAACTGGAGGCTGGTGAGCTGTCCCCCGAAGAATATAACAAGATCGTCAAAAACTTCATGCCGATCATGCCGATCGAGGAAGTACCCGAGCTGACAACCGTCGCGGATATGTCTGCGGCCCTGTCAGTGCACAAGGCGGCCAATATTCTGGGCGTAGACACCAATATCGAGCAGGGTACCCGAGTGGCCTCCAGGCTGGATATTCCTGCCTACGACTTCTATGACACCTGGGTAGTGACTGTCCACGATGGTTCGAAGCGTGGCGGAAATGCGATCGCCTATGGCAATCATGCCGTAATGAGCAATGTGGAGTTTGTCACCAGCCCGAAAGCGGCCCTGGGAATTGCCACTGGGAAGACGGCCAAGGCGCCGTTTGCCCGTATACATGGCGACTGGCAGGACGTAGGCGCCCAGGGAGCTCACGATATGGCCAATATGGTCATGTCTGACCCCAAGTGGGTGCAGGTTGGTATGAATCCCTTCCGTCATTCCTACTTCTACGACAAGGCCACAGGAGCCCCTGTAGTGGCCGCAGAGCTGGCTGTACAGGTAGGGCCACTGGTAATGGCCAAGAATGTTACTTACGCACAGCCGACCGATCCCGGCTTCGAGGTGGGCAGGGAGAGCGGTATTTACTTCAACCGGGTCAAAAAGCCAGATAACGGCCTGTTTGCCGGCCTGACCCGGCGCGATTTCCTGAAGGTTGGTGCTGGATTTGCGGTTACAGCGGCCCTGGGCAACAAGTTTTCCGCCCCGAATATGGAAGGGGTTCCTGTTGGGAAGGCTCGCCCCATTAGTTCGGCCATACTGAATACCGACCTGTCACCGAGCATTGTGAAGCTGATTGACGCCAACGATCTGAAAGGCGCCATAGAACTGGCCTCGAAGACCGGCCCAGCAGAGCTGAGAGGACTGGCCTCTACCATACTCGACCTGATGCCGGACACGGGCATTGATGTAGTGGTGGACCGGGACTACCCGGAATCTCCTGACCACGGCACGGCGGGCCTGAACAAGCGCGGGGGTGTAACCGTCAGTCTGTATACCGGTGATCCTGAAAATATCCTGTCCGGACTGCGATATGACACCTTCCTGCACGAAAGTCTCCACGCGATCCTCATGGCCCGGTACCGCGATCTTGATATTAGTCTTTCGAGCAACTACCGGCTATTTGGTATGCCAAAGCCTGTGGCGCTCGATGCGTTAGACCAATTCCGCGATCTGTACGACGAGTTTAAAAAGGCCTTCCGCCACGGTGGCATGTATGGGGGTATGTATACCGGGGAGGCTTTGTGGGAGTCGGACGAATTCTTTGTTCGAGCACTGACCGATCCAGAGCTGCAACTGGCTATGTCGATGGTCCCCTACAAGGGCTCTACCCTGTGGAATCGCTTCAAGGACTGGGTGAAAACCAAGCTGTTTGGTATGCCTTCCGGTACCGCGCCGTCATGGCTCGACGCCGCACTGATGGGCGCCCAGGACATTATCGATGTGATGGGCGAAGACCCGGCTGACTACATATTTGCCAATAAGGCCTTTGAATTCAACAGACAGGAACATGCCGAACAGGGTGTTAAGTTTGTTGACGAACGAAAATCAAACAGACGTACTCGAGCAGGCGCGACGGATATGACGCCGGCCGAACAGGCTGTAGTGGATAAGGGTGGTTTTGGAGTCAATCACCCTGTCCAGAACTTTGTAAGCAAGTGGAATCGGTTCCGGGCCAATATGGGCACCCGGCTCCACCAGGGCCTTGTTGACCAGTACCGCAGCTTCAAAGATATCCTGGGCGACGATCGTGCCTGGATGATGGGACACCTGACCAAGAGCAGCATAGGTACCATCGAAGCTGTAGTTGAACACGGCCGTCCTTTCCTGGACGACGGCGCCATAGGCATTGATACCACGAAGAAATCACTGAAAGAGATTCTGGAGCCCCTGGGCGAAGACCTTGACCGCTGGACGTGGTGGATTGCCGGCAACCGGGCATCAAGACTAAAGGCCGAAGAACGAGAAAACCTGTTCGACGACAACGATATTGCTGTTTTGAAGGCTATGAACCAGAACACTCCGGAGAATCCTGACCGGGAGGCCCTGTTTGAGCGGGTACGGGTAGAATTTGAGGAGCTGGCTGACTCTATCAACCGGATCGCAGTCGAAACCGGCCTGATGAACGAGGAGGAGGTCGATCGCTGGATGGAAGAAGGCTTCTACCTGCCATTCTATCGGGTCATGGAAGAAAGTGAGCAAATGAACGGCCCCAGGATAGGGGGTACCGCACAGCTCATACGGCAACAGGCCTATAAGCACCTGAAAGGCGGCAAGGAGAAGCTGGGCGATCTGCTGGGTAATTCATTGCTCAACTGGAATCATATAATCCACGCATCCCTGAACAACCAAGCGGCCCGTCAGGCGCTCGAAGCAGCCGAAACCCTGGGGTATGCACAGCGGGTATTGAAAAAGCGCAAGAGCAAGAAAGCGATCTATGTCCGTGAGAATGGTGTCGAGAAGTGGTGGGAGCTGGACGAGAGCTCCGAGGGCAAGCTGGTCCTTGAATCCCTGACCATGCTCAACAGCTACGGGCTTAACGGCTATGTCATGCAGGCCATGAGGGCCTTCAAGCGGGCACTTACCGTGGGCGTCACAGCATCCCCGGAATTCAAGATCAGAAACCTGATCCGGGATACCCTGTCTGCGATCGCCGTAACCGATATGTCGACCAATGTAGCCAAAAACTTGGCTGGCGGCCTGAAGGCTACGGGCGAGAACGCAGAGACAAAGGCTCAAATGCTGGCCGGGGGTGCGATCTTTGGAGACTCGGGCTACCAGCACGGCGCCGATCCGGAGGTAATCCGGCATGTGATCAAAAAAGGCACTCACCGGGAGACTATTCTCGATACCCGGTACGCGATCAAAAAATGGTGGGATAAATATCAGGATTTCGGGGCACGACTGGAAAACGTGAACCGGGCGGCCAATTACGTCCAGGATATTGAGCGAGGCCGTGGCCGGCTGGCGGCTAACTTCAATGCTCGAGATCACCTTGATTTCACCCGGCAAGGGTCGTTTGTGGCGATCCGCTTTATTGCCCAGGTGGTGCCATTCTTCAATGCCCGCTTGCAGGGCTTGGACAAGCTGGCGCGGGCTGCCAGAACCACCGGCCAGAAAGGCCAGTTCTTCGCGGTAGTGGGTGCCTATTCAATCATGTCCGTCCTGCTGTACCTGTTGATGCGTGACGACGATGATTACAAGGAAACCGAAGACTGGGAGCGAGATACCTATCACCTGTTTAAGGTGCCTGGGTCCGATATTCTGTGGAGAATCCCCCGGCCCTTCGAGGTGGGAGCAATTGCCTCAATGGCAGAACGCGCTGTTGAGCAACTGGTAAACGATGATGTGCACGGATCACTGTTTGCGGAGCGCATCCTGCATACCCTGGGCGAGACATTCTCCTTCAACCCCATGCCCCAGGCCGTTAAACCCGCGCTCGAAGTAGCTATGGATACCAACTGGTTTACCGGATCACCGATCGAGGGTATGAGCTTGCGTAACCTGTCCCCAGTCAACCGAAAGCGGGCCTGGACGAGCGATACCGCCATAGCAATATCGGAAGGCATGGACACAATAACCTGGGGCAAGGTGGTGTTGTCACCCGTCCAGGTACAGCACTTGGTACGGGGCTATTTCGGCTGGCTGGGTGCCACCACACTGGCCGGCGCCGATATGTTCATCACTGAGCCTATTGCCGGCGCTCCGCCCGATCCGGCTATGCGCTGGACCGAATACCCCATTGCCAAGGCCTTCACCAGGAGCGGCCCGAACCGCAATCCCAAGCAGATAGGACTGTTTTACGATCGACTGAATGAGATCAGTGAGGCCTATGCCGATATTCGCCTTGCTGCCAAAGAGGAAGATCAAGACGCTATCGACCGGATCAAGGCTGAGTCGGGCAACAAGATCGCACTGCGTCGGGTCTATAACAAGGTGTCCAAGAAGCTGTCAAAGATCAATGCCAAAATGTCCCAGGTGGTGATGGATCAAAACATGACAGCACAGGAAAAGAGAGCGGAAATGGATAGGTTGCAGGTTATGAAGAACGATCTGACAATGCTGATTGACGAAAAGACGAGGCAGTATTTCTAACGATTAGGTTGGCCGGTGTCCTGCATATCATGTGCGGCCGGCTTGCAGCACCCTGGGCGCGTCAGTCCGACGCCCCAGGAAACCCCCGCGACCACGATTAGTACAATGAACAGTGCTTTGCCTATATCCATAGGCAGAGACTATCATTAGTCTTTGGGCCGTTCTACCGGAGTAAGTGCGCCGCGAGCCCCACGGATGTAGTTTCCTATATGGAATGACGGCCTTACAAAGTCCTTAACCTTCTCTGTCAGACCTTCCACCCAGTCCCATTCGACACCGCCCATAGAATTGCACCCGAACCCCGTTACAAACTGGGCAGGGAAGCGCCATATAGCTACCTCATAGGGCTTGTTGTTGGTGGAGAATGTAGGCGAGTAGCGGTTTTTGTGCGCCTCGGACAGTGCCTCCTTCTCGGTAACTCCCTTTCCCCAGGAGTTGCGTGATGTGACCACTAAATAGGTTGGTTTCATTGGGCGCTCCCCGTTAATTGCTGTTCTTGTACTATCTCGTCAAAGTTTCTCGGGAAATTTGCCCTTTCTACCGCAAGCAGCGTGTCTTTGAAATTAAGCATACCGCTAACATGTGAGTCGGTAGGGAAAAAGTAATGCCAATTCCCGCCGGACGAATTCACATAATACATAAAGGCAGCCGCAAATTTCTTTGAAGGCTCTTTTAGATAAATAATGGACGCCGTTGTGTCCGACAACACCGTTATTTTATGTACATGAAAGTCCTCTTTGTTGAAGTTCTTTTCCCTGTCTTTGTGGCTAAACCGATCTGCTATCTCTTGGGCAAACGCCTTGAGCTTTATTGCGCTGTCTTTATTCACTGGTAGTTCCTCGTTGTTGTAGGGTGCCGGTTAGGGTGGACATACCCAGGCTGTCATTAGGGTTTGCTGAAGGATTCAACGGCAGCTTGTCCCGGCATAAAAAGGTGGGGGTGCGGGAATTCCCCCGCTGAACAGAATGGCCCCTTAATTCCAGTCTGCCCAAAGCCCCCGTAATTTATTGGAGCCGCTAACGGCGGCAAGTCGCCCCAACTGTGCTTTTACGCCCTACTATCTTGGGGTTCCCAGGCGGCGGTTTTCTGATTTGAGTGGCTTTACAAAACCTGCTAAAAACGATAGCCACTATTTGTTAAAACGGGATATTGTCGTCGAAGTCGCCGTAGTCCTTGGTCGGTGCTGGTGTGGGGGCGGCTGGCCTGGGCGGTGGTGTCGCGCTCTGGGCCTGGGGGGCTGCGGTCTGCTCCCTGGGATCACTGAGGAACTGCATTTCGTCGACAATGATTTCAGTGGTGTATCGATCCGAACCATCCTTGCCCTGATACTTCTTGGTCTGGAGCTTCCCCTCGACGTAAACCTTGGAACCCTTTTTAAGGTACTCCCCGGAGATCGAGCCCAGCTTGCGGTTGCCCCGGTCTATAAAGCTCAACCGGTGCCATTCTGTGCGCTCCTGCTTCTGGCCAGTCTGCTTGTCCTTCCAGGATTCACTGGTGGCAATGCTCACTCGGGTAGCGATATTGCCGTCTGGGAATGTGTGGCTCTCCGGGTCGTTCCCACAGGTTCCCACAAGAATAACTTTATTGATGCCTTTCATATCTGCTCTCCGTTGATTAAATGTGTTTCCATGATTTTCGTATTTTGATGTTGCTAACTACAGTTTGACTAACGCCATATTCTGCCGCTATCTCATTCTGTGAGAGGCCACTATCCCTGATCGCCAGAACATCAGCGTCCGTGAGCTTGGCGCGGCCATTATTTTCGCCTTTCAGTGCAACGTGCCTGCCTTTGGCATCCCGGTCAGCCGTATTATCCGCATTGGTACCAAGGAATAGGTGGGCAGGATTGACGCAGGATGGGTTGTCGCAGTGGTGGCAGATACACATTCCTTCTGGGATGGTCCCAATACTGAGCTGGTAACTGACCCTGTGAGCCAGTTTCGGATTTCCGTTAAAACCGAATACTCCGTAACCTTTATATTGCTTATACGCCAGCCACTCCCAACACTCATTGGGCGGCCCAATCCTAACCTTGTCCCAGAACCGCTGCATATCTACTCCTCGCAGTAGGTAGTGTTGCGGATGGTCGTACACACAACGCCGTTAGAATGATAGGTGCGCTTACCAACTCGCTGAGAGCTCGTTCCATCATAACCATAGCGGATATTGCCGATCCGGGTGCTGGTACAGAGGCCGTCGGGATCGTAACACTCCGGACCCATGTAGTCTTCTTCATAGCCTTCCTCCTCGTCCTCCTCATAGTAATATGAGTCCTCGTCGTAATAGTCGTCCTCCTGGGCCTCTGCTCCTGGGCACAGGTATAGATACAGGGAGAGTAGAGTAATGAACCAGAGATACAGTGTGGTATACCTCATTTGGTTTTTGCCCCTTCCTTGCTTGCCTTGATCGCATCGTACTCATTACTGATCAGGCCGCTGATAGTATCCGACTCGTTTTTCTTCAATTGTTTGCAGATATATCGCAACTGTTTGTGGGTTTGCGGGTAGGCCCTGTAACTGTGCGGCTGCTTCAGTGTCTTCTTCATTTTGCTGCTCCTGTTGGACATGCTTGATTTGTGTACACGGCGATAATAAAGCAATACGAATAGTAATACAATGCTTGTATTACAAATAAATTAGGTCTATTCTGAACAACCTACCAACAGACGAGAAATGATCATGGCACTACCACCCCTTGAAATGCTGAACACAGCAGGTATCGAGAAATCCCTTGAAACACTGGAGGCTGAAATAGGCCTTCGCCGCCTGGAAGAAGCCAAGCAAAACGGGGAGTCACTGGCCTCAACAATGACTAAACGCGAGTACATGGCTACCCACCTTTTGTCTGGTTGTTTTTCTGACCCGGATTGGGATGGAGATAGTCTTGGCATTGTTAGAGCGGCAGACAAGCTGTTACAGGACCTCGGCAAATATGAAAATCGTTAGTTCTACCTACCCCGCCGAAGGGGATCATCAGGTGTGTGTAGGTGTTAATGATGGTGGCTGGTGCACCTGGGAGAGGGTAAACGGCGTAGATCAAAAGAAGACGCCACACCCTACCCGGACACAGGCCTTCAAAGTGTTCGACCAACAAGTAAGTATTATCAAAACCAAGGAGTAATGAAAATGGCACCCAGAAAAAAAGCAGGTGAGGTCACGAAAGTCGAGAACCCCGGTCAGGCTGTAGCAGTCCAGGAACAGCCCAGAACCAGCATGGTTGCGGGTAGCTCGCAATATCTACCAATGCTCGAACAGGCAATATCTTCTAACCTGGATATTGACCGTCTTGAGCGTTTTATGGCGCTGCAAAAGGAATGGGAGGCGAATAACGCCAAGAAGCAGTTTCTTGAAGCTATGTCGTGGTTCCAGAGCGATATCCCTGTTATTTCCAAAAAGGGACACGCTGACTACGGCGAAGGCAAAGCCAATTACGACTACGCCAAGCTGGAAGATATTGCTGAAGGCATTAAACCTTATCTGGCCAAAAATGGGCTGTCCTATTCCTGGGAGTGCGCCCAGGCCGAGGGCGGGTACATTACTGTGACCTGCACCATGTCGCATATTGGTGGACACAGCAAATCCTCAACAATGACCAGTACACCGGATCAATCCGGGAACAAGGTTGGTGTCCATCAGATCGCTTCTGCCCGGTCCTATTTGAAGCGTTACACGCTGCTGGACGTGGCCGGCGTCACGGTCGGCGGTGAGGACGATGATGCACAGGAGTACATTGAGAATAATTCGTTTATAGAGCAGGGCAAGCCACAAGAAATTGCGTACTACCCAGACGAGCGCTTCAACGAAAAGCTCCCCCAGTTCACCGCCAAGCTGGAAAGCGGTGCCTGGAGAACCCAGGACGCGATAGATTTCATGGAAGAACGTGATATTACCCTTTCCCCCGCTCAGATCGAGCGGCTTACTGCAATCGAAACAGCAATCACAGGAGCTTAAAAAGCCATGATCCAGCACAACGTAGAGCAAGGTAGTCCCGAGTGGCACAAACTTCGTGCCGATATTCCATTCACGGCCTCACGGGCCGCCGCGATGATGGGGGAGTCGAAGTACCAGTCCCGTAATGATCTTCTTGCGGAGTTGAGTGGCCGTAAACCCGAGGAGGTTGATTCCTTTAAACAGAAACTTTTTGACAGCGGCCATGAGGCCGAAGAACGCGCCCGGAAGCACCTGGAGGCCGACACCCTGGAAGATTACCACCGAACCACCGGCGCCCAGGAGGTCGATGATTTAATGCTGCTGGCTTCATTCGACGGCCTGACAGATAACCTCGATATTTGGGAGCACAAGGTTTGGAATAAGACCCTTGCCGAGAATGTCCGTAATGGTGTACTTGAGCCGCACTACTACTGGCAGCTTGAACACCAGATGCTTGTGGCCGGCAAGAATAACTGCCTTTTCCAGGTATCTGACGGTACGCCCTTCCAGTGTGAAAAGATGGTGTATGTATCCATCAAAGAGCGCCGGGAGGCCCTGATTGCCGGGTGGAAGCAGTTCGCTAAAGACCTGAAAGAATACAAGCCCAAGGTGGTCAAAGAGAAACCGGTAGCCAAGTCTCAAAAGAACCTGCCGGCGATCGCCTGGAAGGTGGATGGGTCCATGATCACCACTAACCTGTCCACTGTGATCCCGATACTACGGGAGCGGTGCGAGGATGAAATGGCCAAAAACCTTGAGACAGATCAAGATTTTGCTGACAAGGAAGCCTTCGTCAAACAGGTGAAGGAAACCCGTGGCCGGATCGCTACTGTCAAAGAAGGGATCAAGCAGGAATTTACCAGTGTGGCCGAGGTTGAGGCCCTGCTGGCCGAGGCTGACAGCATACTCCAGAAGGCCCAGTCTCATGGTGAGAAGCAGGTAAAAGAGCAAAAGGAACGGATCAAGCAGGACATACTTCGAAAGGCCCAGCTCGATCTTCATGCGTTCTTTGCGGAGTGCAACAAGCGCACTATCCCCGTCGATGTTCTGTGTGTGTCAGGAGTCCCGCCAAGGCCGGACCTTGCGCTGGCTATGAAAGGAAAGAAAACCGTAACCAGCCTTCAATCAGCGGTCGATGATGGATTGGCCAGTTTCAAAGCTGGACTGGAAACCCACACCGCCCATATTGAGCAAAACCTGCACGTCTACAACGCCACTGTTGGCGGGTATGGTTATCTGTTTGGTGGCGATCTGAACACTCTCTTGGCCCTGCCCCTGGAGGCCTTCACCCTGACGATCAATCAGCGCATTGACGCCCAAAAGGCCCACGAAGCCCAAAAGGAGCAAGAGCAACGCGATCGGATCAGGGAGGAGGAGGCCAAAAAGGCCCAGGAGGCCGCCCAGAAGAAGCTCGACGAGGAGCGGGCGCAGATAGCCGCCCAGGCCCGTGAAGACGAGCGCAAGGCCAATGTGGAGGCTATGAAGAAGGTTCAGGAGCAAGCCAAGAAGACCGCCGAAGAACACCGAAAAGTTATGAATGACATGGCGGATTCTGGTACCGGGGTGATGAAGGATGGTAGGCACATCCCTGTTGCAGAATTCCTTGAAAGCACCCGTGATACCGCACAGGACAAACCCTTCAAGGAGCACTGCTCCCTGGGTGAGGAAATCGACAACTGGGCTAAACACTGGGGCCTGTCAAAGGAAGCGGAGGTAGACCTTACAAGCATCCTGATCAGGTGGGGCGTTATAGACTATGAAGGAGAATTGGTGCGTGAAAACAAGTCAAATTGAGCTCGAAGAATTATTGCGCGAAGTGGCCGAGCAAAACGCCAAATTAAGGCGCATAATCGAGGGTCCGGTGGAGGTTGAGGTTGAGGAAATCAATGACAGCCACTACCGGACAATGTTCCACGTTATTTGTCCTTTACCGGAGAAAAAAAGGAATGGCCCTTCGTAGCTGCTATGAAATTACCTGTGATAAATGTGACTTAACTGAACGGCTGGATGAAGCCTGGAACCTTGCTACTGCCAAGCGGGAAGCGAGGGAGATCGGCTGGGTTGTAGGGTGTGAAAATCATACCTGCCCAATGTGTAAACACTTGTTGAAGCTGGAGAAGAAAGATGGGAAATAAGGATGGTATGGCAAAGAACCTTGAGGTTTGCAAAGAACAACTGATTGACTGGAAGGATCGCATGTTTGATCTGTGTGTCAGGCTGATGGATTACAAGAATTGGTTCAACCGTGATAAAAGCAATAAAAACCGGTTGGATCATGTTTTAACGGCGTTCATTGAAGAAACCTTTGATGCCCTGCCCAGGGTGCTGACGTACCTGTTTATCTCTTGGTTGGCATGGAGGGCTGGCGTGTTGTTGGTGTCGTTCTTTTAGGCAAAAAAAACCCCAGCTTTTTAAGGCCGGGGTTTTTCAGTCGACCGCTACCAACAGCCAACATCACTGAGGAGCTATACAACCGACCCGATAGGGCCTAAATCGCACAACTGGAGTAACTGTATCATGGGAATCAAAAAAGAGACACCAACAAA